ACTTGTCCTACTGCTCTATCTGCATCTGTAACACTAGACCAAGAAGTGCTTAAAGTTCCTGAAGAAAAATTAGACCCAGCACCCATCCACCAATTTATTGAAAGTGAAGAGCCATTATCATCACCTAAAACTCCAGTTGTGTCTGCTGGGAGATTAAGAAGGATATATTCCCAAGTATCTGATGATGAAACTGTGTAAGCTATTGAAATTTGTCTATTATTATCATTATCATAGAGTTCTAAAATATTTGTTCCAGTTTTTGTTGCCTTAACCCAAAATGATATTGTAACAGGTTCTGCATTTACTGTTCCTTTTTTAAGTAATTGTAAATCTTGACCTTCAATATTATATGATAATGCAAGTCTATCACTTGATCCTACTGATGCATCAGCAGTTGTGCAATCCATTTTTAAAGCATTACTAAATCCATCTGTGTAGGCATTTCCACTCGTTAAACTTTCTTGTGTTTGTGTCCAAGTACCCATAGCAAATCCTACTTTAAATCTATCAATAGTGTTGTAGCCACTTCCTGTTATTCCTGTAACCGAAGTTGACCTTTGACTTATTGCACAATCTCCATTGATTATTAATGGATTTACATTTTCTCTTGTTGTTGCTGTGTTAGCCACTGTTAATGTTTCATCACCACCACCTGATCCTTCCGTTAAACTAATACCTGTTCCTGCTACAAGTTTTCCGTTAAGAAAATCTGGAGTTGTATCATCTGAAGATATTTTAACTAAATAAGAAACACTATCACTTGGTGTAGCCCAAGAGTTATCGCCTCTAAGAAATGTATTATTTCCAGGAGATCCTGTTGCATTTAACTGAGCTAAACCTACACTTGATGGTGGAGGCGTTACTGTTTGTACAGCTTTCCCTGTAAAGACGACATATAAAGTATCATTTGAAGTTGTTGCTACACTTAATGTTAATGTATTTGCAGAAGCTGTGTAAGCATATGATGCTCCTGGTTGTTGAATTATATTATTAAGAACAACTCTAATTTCGTTTTCATTAGCAACATTTTTATCTAGTACATACGAAGTTGTTGCACTTGTTGTTATGTGTTGAACATCATAACTAGCATATTTTTCTGCTGGAGTATTACCAATATAAGGCATCTATATCTCCCTAACTTACGCTATCTACCGTTGAAACCCATACATCTAGTGAACTGGCTGTATCTGATATTACGGATAAAGCGTCACCATTTTGCATTACAGCTTTAGCGCCACCCGCTAATACTTGTAATGATCCACCCGAAGGTATTGGTGCACTTTTAACAAGATATATATTCGCACTTCCGTTATTAATATAACAATCAGCGAGAATAGTACTTCCTGTAATGTTTGATAATGAAATCCCTATGATTACATCATTTGAGTTAGCTGTTCCAGAACCTGGTGCAATTTGCACTGCTGAAGTTCCAACTGCTGGTTCTGAATATCTTGTAAAATCTTGAGCCATATCTATTCCTTATATCAGAGCGCAACGGCCATGGCAATCACGAACCCAGTTGAGGCACCAGCGCTTCCTGATGAAGCGGTAGTAATTCTTCCTTTAGCATCTACTGTTAAATTTGTAGATGTATATGAGGCTGCTGTTACACCTGAAGTAGCTAGTGTTAAAGCACCTGATCCTGCTAGCGTTGCATCGCCTGATACAGCGGCAGGGTTATAATTATTTCCGTCAGCAACAAGTAAATGTCCTGCGGTATTTGTTGTCATTGTAATGTCATCACCAGTAACTGTTAAGTCACCACCGACTGTTGCATTACCTGATGTTGTTAATGTACCTGTTACATTAACAGCCCCATTAAAATTACTGCCTGTGTTTTTAACAAAGTTACCCATGTAAGCATGAGCAGAACATTGATAATATAAAACACTTGGTGTGTTAACATCAACGAGAATTTGTGTGTAGGATCCTGCTTGACCAGGTACTCCTGAAACTGTTACATTTGTTGTGTATCCAGTTGTTTTAGCGGCTTCTAAATAAAATAATAAAGGGTGTCCTGAATTGCTTGAATCTGATTGGTCAAACTTATAGTAGTATCTATTACTTGCATCAGCTCCTGTAAAATTAAAAGCTGGAGATTCCATACCATTAAGTAGATAACCATTACTTGATCCTGTACCATTGTAAGGATGATAAGCTGATTTAGCTAGTACTTTAACATTAATTAAAATTGGGTTACTTGATGATCCATATACTTCTGATTGCGGTACACTTACCTTGCCAGAAGGCATCGTAACAAATACGTCTTTTCCACCTGCAGCGAAACTAACTGCTGCATCACTATTAGAACTGGAGATAATTTGAGTTCTAGTAAGTGTTGTTGCACCAGCGTTTAATGTACCAACGCCAACTTCCCATTCATTCGCTGTTTGATGAGCGATAGTATAGTAAGTAACATTAGATCCACCAATGCCTGTACCAAAAGTTTCAAAACCCGTTACTGCACCAGCAAGAGTAATTGCTCCTGTACCTGTTGTAGTCGTGGTTTCTTTTACACGATCATTAACGATAAACGCCATAATGATCCGTTAACCCGATATTCGTAAGATCGCTGTACTAGTTCCAGGTGTTGGGAATTGAACAGTAAAAGTTCCGTTAGACGCTGTATAGTCAGCCCCGAAAGCTAAGACACAAACTGCGTTTGTTGTATTAGTTCCTGCGTTGGCTGTTGTATTATACAATAAAGCACTGTTAGCTGTAAAACTTGCAGTGTTCCATACAGCATTTCCAAAATCAACATAAGAAGTAGCTGTAGCACTACTACCTGTTACTCCTGCATTAGTTAAAGCTAATCCTGCTGCTACATAAGCACTACCTGAAGTATTACTTATTTCTGCTGTTGTTGAATAATTTGCTGTTGTTGCGTCGTGTGATGAACTTGAAGTGTATAGTGCTAATTTAAAAGCACTTCCCCCCGAAGCCTGAAATTTATGGTAACCCTGTAAAAGCTCTGCTTTAAAAGAGTTGCATAATGCTTGTGTTGCGGCCATAATTTATCTCCTGTTTATGGTTGTTGTGACGGTAAAGGAAGTCTAATGACACCATCTTGGTACTCATCTCTTCTTCTTCTACCCTGTTGTTCGATTGCAAGTCTTTGTACGGCTTCTTGATAGCTTTTCTCGTACTGTGCAAGTAAATCATAAGGTCCCTTGAGAAACTTAAAAGCCTCAATAAGACAAGCATATAACAATACTTGTGGCGCATTTACACTAACCCAACTTGTTGTGTTAGTTGCGGAAAGCCCTGTTTCATTTCGATTCAAAGCTAATTCTATGTTATACGCCACAGAAGGCGTTGGCGCAAGATATAATGTGTTCTGATCCCACATTGAATAATATTTAGGGATTGCCGTAGCATTTCTATTTGGCCAATATTCCGTCATGTAACTCTGGTCTTTTTGAATTAATCGTATTCTTGTTGGAGTTTGCCCAGCAGCTCCATTATAAATAGTAGCGTATCTAACAAAAGACATAAGACTTGGAATAGCTCCCGGTAAAATTATAAATTCATTTCCTATAGTTAAAGTAGCAAACTCGTATGCTCTATAACAATCTAAATCAACTTCTCTAAATATACGAAGTTCTGCTTGTAAAATAAAATCATTAACAATTGTATCTGTTAAAACAGTGCTATCTGTTTCTGTATATTCTCGTATTTGTTGTTGTAGTTCTGCAAATGTTGTCATGTAATTACCACCGTTGCTGTCCCTAAATTCATATTTATTCTTGTGTCTTGGTTAGCTTGAGTTGTATTTCCTAAAGGTTTCATTGTTTGTACTTGCACTGTTTCAAAAGCACCTGGAGCGGGAATAGGATTAAATCTTTGTATTGTTTGCACAGAATTTAAAAAACTATTTGCACCAATAGCAATTGAAGATACAGACCCACTACCCGGACTTCCAAGTGGAACAATTGTACTTATTACTTGAGGTTTTGCATGTTGCAAAGATTGAGGATCAGTTGGATGATTACGGGGATTTAATAAAGGTGATTTAGGTTCGTACTCCGAAGTATGAACCCACGCTCCTGTCCACTCTTGAACCATTTCATTATAAGGATAGGCAAAACCATCACGATCAGAAATTTGTAAAGCAAATCTACCTGATGAATATCTAGGCATTAATAAGTACCTCCAATAAGTCCTATAACAGGCACAAAATGAGAACTTACATTTCCTCTATTAGTATCTGCGGCTCTTCTAAATTCTTCTTCATAAAGAAGTTTTAAAACTTGAGTTCTTTCAGGAGCATATTTTAAAGCAATATAATAAGCAAGACCTGCTGTCATACAAGGTAAAAAAGAAAAAGGTATTTCATTATTATTAGTATACTCTCCAGAATCTTTCATACGTAACATTGCATAATAAACAACAGTGTAAACTTGATCTGCTGCAGGGTATAAATATAAGGTTGGGTTAATTGTTTTTTCAAAATAATATTGCGATGGTCTTCCACCAGAAGTTTTAACTGTATAATTTAAATATGTTGAACGACTAATAGGAGAACAAGAGTATTCATTATTATTTGAATCACGAATTACTACATCTGTTATTTCTACAATTTGAGAAGAATCTGCGGCATCATTACCAAACAAATCAGTGCCAGCTAATGTTATAACATTAGCCGCTAAAG